AAGCAAAGAGGTTTCTGGGTTACACGTTCCTTGGAACTTAAGAGTCATCACAAAAAAAGAGAATTGTAAAAAGAATAATAAAAGAATATTAAATTAAAAAGAGGTAGATAGTATGAGTGAAAGTTATATTTATATATCTAAATATTACAATGGCAAAATGACGAATGCTATAAAAAGCAGAATGATTAATAGAAAAATATACACTGTTCCAAAACATGCTAAATGGTATTCAGAATTTATTAAACAAGTAAACAAAGAAAAAAATAAATACAAAGATGAAAAAAACTATCACCCCAGGTACTTTAGAAGTTTTATGTATGGAGAAAATATGCCTGATTTTGTTAGTTCTTTATTGACAGATAAACAAATTAAAGAATATAAAAAAGTAGGTGTGTCAACAGAAGGTCGAGGTAAGTACACTGCATATCACAAAAGATATAAGTGGAATGGTAAAAAAAATATTAACAAAAAGGATAAATAATATGAGTGCTAAAGTACATGGAGATAAATTTAGAAATATATTAGATCGTATTAGTATTAAATTAAATAACACAAACAATCATAAAGCAAATAGTGAAGATGAGTATGTGCAAGAAGTTAAAGATCAACTACTAAATCATAACTTAGAGACTGATGATTTAGAAAGGGCAGATACAGGAAAAAAAAGTGGGTAAAACTTTTATTAAAGGCAGAATTACTTATCATAGAATGGATATTTATAGTAACTATATAATAAATAAAACTCGTACTGATCAACAACTAAAGGCTTATAAAGATAAAGGTGGTGTTGGACACCACAGACTAGCTATGTTTGGTGAAATTTTGCCAGTATTTGATACTTCTTTATTAACTAGTAAAGAGATTAAAACTATTCAAAAAGGAGGTGCATCTTCTGAAGGAAGAAGTAAATGTAAATCTTATAATAAAAGATATAAATGGAGAGGGAGATTAGAAGGAAAAACAAATGAGTAAAATAAAATTACCATCAGAAGTTTGGATTGAATTGTATTGTGAGCTTTTAAGGGGGAATAAAAATGAGTAATTGGAACTACTTAAAACTATTTACAGATTTATTAGCTGCGGATAGTATTGAAAGTTTAAAAGATGAAAACTTTTTAGAGAAAAAAATAATAGAAGATGATAAAAGAAATAATATATTAACTAACTTAGAAAAGGGAAATGAAAATGGGACTACCACTACTACCTCAAGAGGCTAACTTCACACCTGAGAAGAAACCTTTTATAAATTTTTATGCAAAGAATCAAGAAGATAGATATCCAAAAGATCTATTTACTTTAGTTCATCCTGATACTGGAGTGTTTATTGCTAACTGTGGTAAGACACATAAAGCTAGTAACTTCATTGATAGGTATGAACCATTTAGAATTAGATTAGAAGAATCTAACTTACTTGATTTAGACAATGTTATGGGAGCACCTATATTATATAATGAAGGTGCTGCACTTCAAGCTAGGTTTAGAGTTAAGCATGATGAAATACCTAAGATTTTAAATGAACCTGCTGGACTAAGAATTACTTACAGGGACTCTCACAATCAAAGTTGTAGAAGTTCTATTCATATAGAAATACTTAGACTAGCTTGTACTAACGGTATGATAGGTGTAGCCAAGGATTGTACTATAAGTAGTAAGCATACTACATTTGATAATCCACATAACTTTAGTCATAAATTATCTAAGCTTATGGGTAATGTAATGTATGAAGCTGAGTTAATGCAAAAAATGCAAGGTGTTGTAGTTACAGAAGATCAAGCACTTAATTTTATAGAATACTCTATTGCTTCTAGTAAAAAAGATTTAGAAAGAATAGAAAGTATTTATAGACATTATGCTGACTTAGGTAATACAGGATATAGAATGCTACAAGTAGTAACGCATTTATCTTCTCATCCTACTGAAAGACAAAGAAAGAGTACTAATAAATTTCAAACTACTCTTAATCTTGAAAGTAAATCAGAAAAAATACTACGGTCTAAAGAGTTTCATGAACTTTGTGTACCTGTATGAAAAAAATAATAGACCACATCATTCTTATTTATTTTGAATCTTTATCTTACAAAGCTTTATCTGATGTAACTAAAAGAGATTATAAGCTATGTATTAATAAAGCTTTAACTACTAAAATAGATGGTAAATTTATTTGTACTTTTCCAATAAGTACTTTTGATACCCCTAAAGCTCAGTTATCTTATAACATTTGGGCTGAAAGGGGTGTCCCTTTTGCTAATCATATACAAGCTGTAATGTCTAAAGTGTTTAATCATGCTAGGCAAATCGGTATGGCTAAGCATAATCCATTTACCTTAATAGTTAAGTTAAAGCATAGAGCTAGAAAAGAAGTGCAAACTAAAAAAAGTATTTATAAGTTTATTGAAACAGCTTACTCTGAATTTAAATGGAGAAATGTTGGAGTGATTGTTCACATGGCATATACTTGGGGGCAAAGATTAGGGGATATGAGAACTTTAAAATTTAAGGACTACGATTTATCTAATCGTGTACTGACCTTAGAACAGTCAAAACGTAGGGCTAAAGTTTATTTACCAACAACAGATGAGCTACATAAAATCCTTATAAATCAAAGAGATGACATGGGCTTTCAAGAGTATGTAGCACCTAGAATAAGTTACGGAAAAATATTATCTGAGCCTTATAGTAAAGCTGGACTTAATAATATTGCTAGATTAATTAGAAAGGCTGCTGAACTACCAAATACATTTTGGATTATGGATATGAGGAGAACTGCAACAACTGAGATGGTAGATGCAGGTGTACCACTACCACAAATTATGTCAGTAACTGGGCATGCTAATGCACAGTCACTAGCACCTTATATGAAAAACACTTTGACTAGTGCAACTGAAGCATTAAATAAAAGGAGGCAGGTATGAATAAAAAGAACAATGAATATTAAACAATATATTAAAGATTTAGATTTAACTGAAGGACAAAAACACAGAGGTAAATGTCCTGAGTGTGGTAGATATAATACATTTACTGTAGCAAATAATTCAGGTAAGCTTTTATGGAACTGCTATGCAAATAGCTGTAGATTATCAGGTATACTAGCTATTAATATGTCTGTAGAGGAGATTAAAAATAAAATGGAACAAAGACAAAGCCTTAAAATTGAAATTAATAACCCATCTAATTTAAATGTAGCTAAACCTACACCTATTTTTAAACTACCAGATTCAGTAGTTAAGCCTGGAGAACATGAAGCATTAATATTTAAATTTTGTGAGGACTATGGCATAGATGAACAAGCTTTAGGACTACTATATGATGTTAAAGAAGATCGTATTGTATTTCCTATGTTTGATAATAATAAAATGGTAGATGCTATAGGAAGAGCTATAGAGTCTAGTATTGTACCTAAGTGGTTAAGGTATGGTAATTACTCTAATGGTTTTATTAGAGGCAACTGTTTAATAGCAGTTGTGGTTGAAGATTGTATTAGTGCTTGTGTAGTAGAATCTATAGGGCTTACAGGTATAGCTATATTAGGTACATCATTAACATCAGAACATATCGAAGGACTAAGAAGATTTAATAAAGTGATTGTTGCTTTAGATCCAGATGCAGCAGCTAAAACAATTGAATATACTAAGTTACTTAAAGGTAATGGTATAAATGCATTTGCTTTAAAACTATTAGATGATATTAAGTATAGAAGAAAAGAAGATATTCAATATCTTTTAAAATTAAAAGGGGAATTTTTAGATGGAACACCAGTTATTAACGAGCCTATTAAATAAAAGTTTTTATAATGCAACTAAACTAAATTTAAAAACAGAACTATTTAATAAAGATTTAAGAAAAATTAAAAGTGTTATTGATAAGGGGATGGAAAGGTATCAAAGAGATCTTACTTTAAATGAAATAAAATCACTGTTCTTTGTAACAAATCCTACACTAACTACAGCACAAAAATATCAGTTCCAAGTTCAATTTAATTTAATTGGACGAGCAACAGCTATGACTTTAGATGTTGCTAAAGATTTAATATCACATATGAATCAACAATATTTAGGTGAGGAAATAGCTAATTTAGGATTTCAATATGTAAATGGTACTTTAAATAGTTTAGAACCATTAAGAAATATATTAACTAATTATACAGATAATTTTTTACCTGAAGTTACAGTAGACTTTGTTGATATTACAATTGATAATTTATTAAATGTATCAGATTTAAGTACTAGATGGAAATTTAATGTGAACTCATTATATCAAGCTGTGCCTGGACTTGATAATGGAATGCTATTTGTAATAGGTGCTAGGTCTAATGTAGGTAAGTCTAGTTTTCATGCTACTTTATGTGCATCACCTAGTGGTTGGGCAAGTCAAGGTGCAAACATATTAGTGTTATGTAATGAAGAAAGACCAGAAAGAATTGCTAGTAGATATATGACTGCTGCTACTGGTATGACAATGACACAGATTAAAAAGAATAAAAAGAAAGCTCATGAAATATATGACAGTATAAAAAATAATATTAAGTTTATAGATTCTACTGGAAAAACAATGGCATGGGCAGAAAGTATTATTAGAACATATAAACCTGATATTGTTATATTAGATATTGGTAGTAAGTTTTCAGAAGAAGGTGCATCTACTAATAATCATGAAGCATTAAAAGCTAATGCTATTTATGCTAGAAACATAGGTAAGTTATATGGTTGTTTAGTAGTTTATTGTACTCAGTTATCAGCAGAAGCTGAAGGTAAGATAATACTTAGTCAAGCAATGATTGAGGGTAGTAAAACTGGTCTAGCAGGTGAATCTGATTTAATGATATTGATAGCTAGGAATCCACCTATGAATGATCAAACAGAAGATGATGGTATGAGGCATTTGAATATTGTTAAAAATAAAATATCAGGTGTTCATAGAATGGTTAATTGTGAATTTGATTACACAACAGGGGAATATACATCATAAATAAGGGTAACTAAATGAGGATAACAATATTAGATGTTGAAAATACAGTCACTACTAAGAATAATAAAAAACACCTTGATCCATTCGAGAGGGGAAATACTTTGGTTATGGTTGGTGTTCACCCACTCGATACTAAAAATACATCCACTTATATTTTCGACCATAGTGACATTACTAAAGATGATGATCTTATATCTAACCGATTCGAGGTACAAGATCATTTAGATAGGACAGATCTTTTAGTGGGACATAACATATCTTACGATTTAATTTGGTTATTAGAATCAGGTTTTAAATATGATAAACCTGTGTTTGATACTATGTTATGTGAATACATTTTTAATAAAGGAATTAATATTTCTTCTTTAAGTTTAGGTGCTTTAGCTATTCACTATAAGTGTCAAACACTAAAACAAGATACATTAAAAGAGTATTTTAAAAAAGGTTATTCAACTAAAGATATACCTAGAAATGAATTAGAATCTTATTTAATTCATGATGTTCTTGCTACAAAAGAAATCTTTATTAAGCAATACAAAAGACTAAAAAATAACACACTTATTAGAACTGTGCAACTTACAAATCAAGTAGCTTTAGCTTTAACTAAAATGTATCAAGCAGGTTTTAAAGTTGATTTAAATAAATTAAAAGAAGTAAGAAAAGAATTTGAAGAAGAAAAAATTAAATTAGAAAAAGATCTAAATGAATACACTAAATATATTATGGGTGATACTCCTATTAACTTAAATAGTCCCGAACAATTATCTTGGATTTTATTTAGTCGTAAATCAAAAGATAAAAAAGAATGGGCTACTACTATTAGTAATGATCCGTATATGTCTAATGATGTATTTAGAAATTTAGTAGAAAGAAGTTTTTATAAATTGTATAAAACAAAAGCAATGCAATGCAAAAAATGTAAAGGAAAAAGTTTTATATATAAAATAAAAAAAGATGGCAGTCAGTATAAAAATAAAACTAAATGTGCTACATGTAATGGACAAGGTTACTTATACATAAATACAAAAGAAATTGCAGGGCTTAAATTTAATCCTTCTAATATCAAATGGGCCAGTGCCAATGGATTTAAAACTAATAAAAGTAATTTAGAAATCTTAGAAAATATTGCTTCTAATAAAAATATGATAAAAGCAAAAACATTTTTAAATAATTTAAAAAGACTATCTGCTATATCTAGTTATCTATCTAATTATATAGAAGGCATTGAGAATTACATTAAAGATGATGGGCTACTACATGTAAAATTAAATCAACATATAACAGCTACTGGTAGATTTAGTGGTGCTAATCCTAATATGCAAAATATGCCTAGAGGTTCTACTTTTCCAATTAAAAAAGTATTTATATCAAGATATTCTAAAGGTAAAATACTTGAAGCTGACTTTGCACAATTAGAATTTAGAGTGGCTGCTTACCTTAGTCAAGATCCTATTGCAATTAAAGAAGTGAATGAAGGCTTTGATGTACATAGTTATACAGCTCAAGTTATTACAGATGCAGGACAGCCTACAAGCAGACAAGTAGCTAAGACACATACCTTTGCTCCTTTGTATGGAGCTACAGGTTATGGAAGAACTAAAGCTGAAGCAGCTTACTATACTCATTTTTTAGAAAAGTATAAAGGTATAGCTAAGTGGCATAAACAATTAGCAAAAGAAGCTATGACAAAGAAATGTATTACAACACCTAGTGGTAGAGAATTTATATTTGATAAATGTAAAAGGAAAAAAGATGGTTCAGTAACATACTTTACACAAATTAAAAATTATCCAGTACAGTCTTTTGCTACTGCTGATATTGTGCCTTTATTTTTAGTAGAGATTACAAAAAAACTTATTAAAAAATTAAGTTTAGTAGTGAACTCAGTGCATGATAGTGTTATTATAGATGTCCACTTTTCAGAAGTGGAAGATGTAATAGAGATAGTAAAAGAAATAGAAGGGAATCTAGTTAAGTATATGAAGACTAGATGGGGTATAGATTTTAATGTACCTTTGAAATTAGATGTAAAAATAGGTAATGATTGGTTAAATATGACAGAAATATAGAGGAGATTATATGTCAACAGATATTACATTAAGTTCGGATAAAAATCAGTTTAATAATTTAGCACAAGCTATGGGCATGGGTCATGACATGGTAGAAAATAAACAAAAAAGCAATTTATCTAGATTAAAGATAGATCACTTTGGAGTTGATGGTGAAACAACAATTAAAGGAAAAAAGAAAACTATCAAGGCTGTAGAGCCAGGTTGTTTTAGTCTTGAACTTTGTGATGGAAATAAAATATATCAAGAAAATCCTAAGGTTAGATTGTTTCAACAGAAGTTTATGTATAAAAGATACCTTAAAGAATCAGATAACAAAGGTATGTTTATTAAAACTATTATGGCTAATGATCTTAAGTCTGATTTAATTGATAATGTAGGTGGGGTTAATTGTGGTAAGCCTTCAGGTTGGATTGAAGACTTTAACTCTTTACCAGAAAACCAAAAGACTTTAATTAAAAGTATTAAAAGAGTTAGAGTTTTATTTGGATTAGTAACATTTGATAATGCTATTGATGAAGGTGGATTAGATGTTGATCCACAAGAAGGTATACCATTTATTTATGAAGTAGATAATCGTGATGCTTTTAAAACAATGGGTACTCCTATTGGGCAAATGGCAAAACAAAATCGTATATTGCCTCAACATTATTTACAACTAAACACTGAAGAAAAACAAATACCAACAGGTGCTAAGTACTATATACCTAATGTTAGTTTGTTACCTGAAGTAATTGAACTAAATGATAATGATCAAGTTATATTTAAAGACTTTACTGACTGGATTGAAAACTATAACAATTGGGTTATAGGATCTAATCAAGAAGCTATAGATGCAAAGAAAAAAATTGACTCAGATGAGTTAGTTAATGAGTTTGTTGATATAGGAGATGCAGCTTAATCATGTTATCAAATCCCATAGAACTTGCTGTTCATAATTACTTAAGTAAAGTATCTAAAGATGATAGTATTTTATCTAAAGAAATAATAGATACTATTACAGAAGATATTAGAACTGCTCTTACAAAACAATTTGTTGATAAAAGAAGTAAAAAGTTTACTCTTAGAATGTCTAATATGGGTAAGCCGTATTGTCAACTGTGGTTTGAAAAGAATAAACCTGAAAAAGCTATTCCTCCTAGTACTAACTTTGTTATTAATATGTTAATAGGAGATATTATAGAAGCTGTATTTAAAGGTCTATTGCAAGCCTCTGGGATTAAGTTTGAAAATGGTAAAAAAGTTACCCTCAATCTAGGTGATGGTTATAAGATTGAGGGTACTCCTGACATTACTTTTGATAATGACTTAGATGATATTAAATCTGCTAGTCCATGGAGTTATGATAATAAATTTAAAAGCTATGATACTTTGGCTGAAAAAGATAGCTTTGGTTATATATCACAATTAGCAGGATATGCTAAAGCATCTAATAAAAATGCTAGTGGTTGGTGGGTTATTAATAAAGGTAACGGTAGCTTTAAACATGTTAAAGCAACTGGTATTGATGTAGAAAAAGTTTTATATAAAACTAAAGAGCTGGCTAAAGAATTAAATAAAAATTTATTTAGAAGATGCTTTGATGATGAACCTGAAACATATAGAAAAAAACCTTCAGGTAATAGGAAGCTTTGTATAGAATGTTCTTGGTGTTCATTTAGGCATGCATGTTGGCCTAGATTACAAGAAAGACCTTCAGTAGTATCTAAAGCTGAGAACCCACCTATGGTATCTTATACAAAACTTAATCATGTATAGTTCAAAATTTAAATCTAAATATAAAAAAAGAAGTTACAAAAGTGGCTTAGAAGTTGGTGTAAAAGATCAATTAGTAAAAGAAAATATAAAAGTAAACTATGAAACAGTAAAAATTGAATGGCAAGACTTGGCATATAGAACATATACTCCTGACTTTGTATTACCTAATAAGATTATTATAGAAACTAAAGGTTTATTTACAGCTGGTGATAGAAGAAAGCATATGTATATACAGAAGCAACATCCAGAATTAGATATTAGATTTGTATTTACTAATTATAATTCTAAATTAAGTAAAAAATCAAAAACTACTTATGGTAAATGGTGTGAAAGAAATAATTTTTTATATGCTAATAAACAAATACCAAGTAATTGGTTGTTAGAAATAACAAAGAAAGAAATAAACTTACCATCTTTAATAGAATATAAAGGGATTAAACATGAAGTTATATAATGAAAATGATGTAGATGAACCTAAGAAATTACAAGAAGATGATTTAGCAATAGTTATTAGACCTCTCATAGAAGACGGTAAGTGGACAGGTAAAGTAGATTTAAATGGTATTATTATGCCTTTACTTAATTTATCAGATAAAGATCATGATCTTGTTAAAGATAGTATGTATGCAATGGTTACTTGTTATCATTTATTA